AAGTTTATTATGTTAAAAATTGTTTTAGGTTTTGATTTATGATAGTGAATTGGGTTTATCCCATTCAATCCAAACTTCATCAAGGTTGTACCCTTTGGTGCGTCGTATGTACTCAATAAAGTTGGACATATGTGAGTCATCATCGAATTGTCTTGTTACTGTCCACCCATTTGGCGAATCAGTGTAAAATTGAATTGTCGCTAGTATCATTATAGCCAGTGTTTGCGAATCACAACCCATATGATGGCTTGTAACTCGTAGGGTTTATATCCTGTATCCCGTGCAACCTTGCAGAACTGCTTGGCTAACACGTCGTACTGTTGTGGGGTTACTGTCTCACGACATTTCTTGGCGGTCTTCGATGTCGTAGCGAATGCACGTAGCATCCACTTGTCAATCGTTACCACAGACTCATCGTTAGCACCTACATTGAGCGCAAACGCATGAGTCTTGCGCGATTTACGTAGTATCTCAGCATTCCCCTGCAAGATGAAGAATGCTTTGAACTTGTTAGCATTGTAGGTACAGCACTTGACATGGTCAGGTGTTAACCCGTCATGCCATGCCTGTATCACATTGAATGCATCTATCTTGTTGCGCTCCCATTTGTTGTTTGGGGATAGCGCACTGATAACAGCAGAGGCTACTACCTTGCTGATGTTGAACGTAACGCTAAGGAACTGCGCATACTCCATGGCATCAGCGTACCACTGCATACCTTCGAGGATATCCTCAGGGGTAGCAACGGAAAGCCAATGCAAGGAGTTACGCCGTAGCTTGCGAGTACTAATTACTTGTTTTACCATTCTCGTACATTTCATTTGGTTTGACCATTGCAAGCACTTGCGTTGAGTACCGCCATTTACCGCTTGTCATTGTTAAAATATAGTATTCATCCAAATCAACTGAATCCACTTCCACCCCATACTTTTCAAGGGGATGTGTCGTTCGTTCGATACCACACACCACTTCGATGTGTTGTTTGTTGCCCCATTCACGGATAACAACTTGAGATCCTATCTTAATGCGTCTTGCCATCATTGTTCGTTTTTAGTATTATGACAGGAAGTTAGTGATGTTGTGCTGTGCATCCTCGATTCGCAACTCTTGCACTTCGTTTGCATGGCTTAGCTTCTTAGCAAACCACAACTTGAACTCCATCATATCCTCACCATGACAACCCCATGAGCCATTCTTGATGACGCTCCTACGGTGTCCGTTTTGGTCGTACATGACGAGGAAGGCATATATGTATGGAGCGCTCCTTGCAGTCCCATCTTCGATTCGATACTCGATAGCTATCTTTCGAGTACCACCATCTATGAAGGTGTTCGTGAGTATGGACTTGTAGTTGTCAGGGTTCGTCCCTACGACTTCTAACCTATCCCATGCACCCAGCAAGTGGGTCAATGTGGTGTGTGTAGTTTTCATGTGCGTGAGTTTTATGCCTTGAGTGAGCGCATTGCTGCTTCTACGACCAACTCGACATGGTCGCTGTGGTCAGATGCCTTCCATCCCTCAGCATTGCGCGTACACAAACGGATATGCTTCAAACGTGCGTTCACTTCCTCCAGACCCAAGTCCTCCCACGATTCGCGGAATACCTGGGCACTGAATTGAATGATATTCGTAGCAGAGATAAGCCCCAAACGAGTCCCCTTGGACTTCATCTTGAGAACTTTTAACTGCATCCATGTGATTTCGTCGGTCATTGCATTGATAAGTTTTGGCGTATCGCCTACCTCACCAGTTGCATCCCACGAAAATGTTTCTACCCCGTGATTGTTCACGAGTTTAAATGATACCTTTGCTTTCATAGCGGTATAAGATTGAATTGTACTGGGCATTCTCATCAGGTGTAGCTAGCCCATTCGCATACACGATACGCCAAAGCGCATTTCGTCATGTACACGCACGTTCAATCCGTTAATGTGTTCGTCCGTTTATAGTGTGGTCACCACTATTCGCAATATGTCGAGAGATGTTACGGCCTACGCTTAGCCCGTCGTGCATCCCTTTGCGCGTCCGCTCGGTTGAGTTTTCGCGCGATATTCATAAATTCGCCATGCTTAGAATCTGCAATTATTTTCGTTTCGCTCTTCCTGTTGTTGGAATTCCTCACCTTGCAACGTTTGACCTGTTTTCTAGGTCGTCCGCTCAATGTTGAATCCGTGTCCTTTATGTTTATCGTTCGTTTCACATGGCAATGTTACAATCACATTTCCATTCTCACAACCCTAAAGCAACAATTTAACGTCTGTTAACAGTCTTGCGATTTTTCACTTTTGTTAATAGGATCCGCGCGTATAAGGTGAGGATGTGAGAAAAGCAAATTATAGTTGTTAAGAGATGCTAATTTGCTCAGGTTGTAAGTTCTTCCCTTTTATATGGTACGCATTCAGAAACAACTCAAACTCCCTAGAATGGGCTTAAAATGAGTCATGTCAGGACGACCAGAAAGTCAAGGGATCTACTGCCAACAGATGTTAAAAAATGTAAGCAAATGTTAAACAGCTTTGCATAGTCAAACCGTTTGACAATTCCAAATGATTAACAGAATTTAACATATCGAATCCCTTACGTATTTAATAGGTAATATCCAAGCGATTTAACATTCATTGGCCTGTTAACATTCATTAACAAAATTTGTTTGGTGGTTTAGTGCACCTTTTGTATAGAAGGTTTTTAGCAATGCTAAAGATATTAGCATGGTTCTGTCATGTGTTGAGTATCAACTACTTACAAACAGTCAGCTAACCAATCGGTTGAAGTAAGGTGGCCTAACTCTCTGACAATCAGCAAGGTAGCAGGCAAAAGCCAAAAAGTGTAGCGCAAAAGCCAAAAAATGTTAAGGTGGGGGGTCTTAGGATGCGTTTCGGTCCACTATCGGCATCGACGGTAGGTATGTATTATCTCCCAGGTATACATTTCTCACCTTTTTTTTCAGCCGTTTTTGCGATCCAATTTATATTTTACTTTAAACAAACCGTCCTATCATCTTGATTTATAATCAGTTAACCCTTTCTACTTCTATTTCACTTCACCACTTGATTTTACAAAAAAAAAGATGTAACTTTGCCTAAGTTTGTTTGCAGCTGTACAGATAACCTCTCTAGACTGAGAGTTATGTTTTTTGATGATATCATAAAGCTGCTGAGGGTGATTATCTGAATTAAGGAGAGCTATGCCTAAATGAGAGGTGTGGCTCTTTTCATTACTACACCATGTATGTGTACGGTTTGGGGTCCCCCCACATATGTCATACCTTTTTGAAAAGACAACATTGATTATCTTTGCCTTATGAGAGCAATAGTAGATCCAACCAAGAAAACAGTAAGACAGACAGCCAGAAGGCAGATGTCCGAAGCGAGACAAGACAAGAGGACTTTAAAAAAGATCAAGAGAGAGTACGACAAACGTAGTGGCGGTTACACTAATGTAAAAAAGCTAGTGGATGGTGAGGTTGTAACTGAGAGTGTTAAGAACAAGTCAAAAAGAGATGCATACAAGAGTATCAGGTCTAAATTTAGAGAAAACAAGAAGCTTATTAAAGGTGTGAAGAGGGCTATTCTTAAAAACATCTAATATGAGAGCGATAACCAGTGATCCACCAAAGAAGAAGGCATCTTACAATGATTTGGTGAACTTGATACTTCAAGAGGCTGTGGCAGAGAGTACAGCAACACCAAACTATGCTGAGCAGGGATTTCTGAACCAACAGAATACCTCCCCAACACTTAATCCATCTAGATACAGAGACCAGGGTGTTATTAAACAGGGGGGTCCAGTAGAGAAAATGTCTGTTGTTGACATGCTCTCAGAGCCAATGAAAGCACTGGACTACTACCAGTATGATTCAAACAGAGAAGGTGGTTTACCAACCAGGGCTGAGTTTGATGCCTTTAAGGATGGGAATGCGTATGATATGGCTCTTGCTGCTTTGAATCCAGCGGCAGCTTTCCAGGCTATTCTTGATGACCCCATGACTGGTGTTGCTTCTGTTACGCCAATTGGAAGGGTTGGACAGGTATTTAAGAACGCTGGTATCAATAATGTTGATGAAGCTGTGAAGGTGATCAACGATGTCAGGTTTGGGAAAGGTGCTTCTCAGTATGGGGAGGATGTCGTTAATGCGGCTCAGTCAGTTATCGATACCAGAAAGGGTGCTTCTCAGTTCTATGACGATGTAATTCCAAGAGGGACAGATAGCTTTTATAGTGGTGACTACTACCTTCAAAGGCTTTCTGATTATGCATTGGCAGAAGCCCCAGAGTTCGCTCAGAACTACAACATAAACATGTTGAAGGGTGATGAGGCAAGCGATATAGCTAGAAAGTTTGGGGAGGATTACCTGACATCGTATAGAGCGGTACGTGCGCAATCTCCAGAGGAGGCAGCTGAATATATGACATCCCCATACGGAGGAGGTGACAGAATTCATGGGCTTGGTATATACACCACTAACGATCCAATGAGCGTTGCTGGTGACTATGGTAACTATGTAGGGAGACTACAGGCTCAACCGCTTCGTCCTGGTGACGCCAGGGACACGATGGGGCAGCTACATAATATGCTTATAAAGGGTGGCGCCCAACGACCAACTTTTAGAAGTATGATACCAGAGGATGTCAGAATGAGGCTTAGATCTCTTTTAGAGAAAGATGGCACGTATAACGCTGATGCCTATATGGAAAATGCTATTCAAAGGGGATTCGCAACAACTAAGCCACAGCGTGGCGCCTTTAGCGATGGTATGTCTGTTAGAGTTATTAGAGGATTGGGAAAGGACAGGGTAGCTCCTATCCTTCAAAATTTAGTTGAATCGCAGAATGTTTCCGCAGTAGGTGGTACACCAAGATGGGGTAGTAGCGTAGTAAGTCCTGGAGAAGCCACAGGTGACTTTAGTAGATACTCCCCATACAATAAAGGTGTATATCTGGACGGAGAAGAGCAGCTAATGCTCAATCAAGGGCTGCAACCAGGAAAATTAAACCCATGGAAACGTGAAAACCAATGAGATCGATAACAGACCCAAAGAAGAAAAAGACCAAAGAGAAAAAGCCCATCGTTACTTCTCAGGACCCTGACTTTCCAGAATCGTTGTTGTATAATCCCAATCAGGACCCTGACTTTCCAGAATCTCTTTTGTCTGATCTTCGTAACAGAAAGGCGGACTGGTTGCTTGATAATGGTTTCTATGAAAGGCCAAATGACGGCAAGAACAGCAGAACAGCATTAGAGAGGGGGACTAACAACACGCATATGTTTATTACCCCTCCTGGTTTTAGCGATGAGCAGGCTGGTACCCCAACTCGCGTAAGTTTGTGGGAGAAGCAGGTTGGACCAAACGCTTTTGAAAATTACTTCTTGTACGAGTTTGATAACGAGGCTCAGCAGGATGGGACCCCATTAGACCCCATTGGTCCAAAAGCAATAGATACGGGTTACGTTCAACCAGAAATCATAGAGACCCCACCAAACCCAATGTTGACTGGCAGGCAGGCTGTTCAAATAGGTAGGGTTGCGCAGAACAGGGAGAATGCTAGGTATGGTCAGGTGCTCGATAAAGAATACTACTGGGATGATGATTTGAAGAGGTGGCAGATGCGACCAGTAGATGAAGAGCGACTTGGTAAGCCCTTCCCAAAAGACGACAGAAAATACAGACTTATAAAAGCAAAGTTCTAATGAGATCAATAAAGGGAACACAGGACCCAGTAAAGAGCAAAAAGCCAATAACCGTTGAGGCTCTTGACGAGATACTTTACAAAAGACATGGATCAGCAAACGATAAGTGGGGATTTGATGATTTTAGGGACCTCACTAAGAATGTTGAGGGTGGATTTGCAGATAACCCATATTTAACGATTCAAGATAACCCACCAAGTAACCCACTAGAGGTTGGGAGAGGAGCGTATCAGTTTGACTACGAGTCAGCAAAGACAGCATACCAAAGACTATACAATATATCTAACCCTCTTGGTTATGAAATACCTAGGCTCACAGATTATGACCTCAAGAACGTAGATCAATTGTCACCTGAAATCCAGGATATGTTGTTTACTGCTCACTTCATGAACGATAAAGGTTCAAAAGTAACTGACGTATTAAATGATGAGAGGAAATGGTCTGCAAACTGGGCAGACGGTCACTGGAAGGGTGATGCAGAACTACGACCAGCTAAAATTAATATGTTTAACGAGAGATACCTCGAATATTACGGTCCTGACCAATGAAGATTAAGAGTAAAAAAGGAAAAGGGTTGAAGGCAAAGAAGTATAACCTTGGGGGCTATTTTAATCCTAATGGTGATCCTACTGACCCTAAAAAGAAAGGGGCTGTAGCAGAAAGCACCGCTGTACCTAATTACGTAGAGAGAGCTTTTCTTAACTACGCTGGGTTAATGCCGCAACTTCAAACCCCATACTTTAGAGATCAAGGGACTATAAGTCAAACACCAGATAACGACCCTAGTTTCTTGCAGTCCATCTACGAAGGCACACCTCTTGGTATGACTGAGGGTGAAAGGCTTGCCCCTTCAGATCAGATGTCTTTGATTGACGTTATGTCTCAACCACTTAAGGCTTTGGATTTCTATAGCTTTGATTCTAACAGGGGTAGACTCCCTACTAGAGCTGAGTGGGATTCATTTGGTAGCCCCAACCCCATGGATAACGCCTTGATGATGTATAACCCTGCCGCACAGATAGCTTTTGCTTCTGAAGACGAGTCTGGTGGGTTGTCTGCTTTTACTGGTATAGGGAAGATTGGCAAGGTCGTAAGAGATGCGTTTAATACTGGTGACGATCTATTAAAGATAACGTCTGAAAACATATCCAAGCAAGGAAAAAAGATTACTCAAAGGCAGTTATCTCAAGAGATTAACAGAACCCCAGTCGTTGATATCGAAGAGGCTTTATACAACCCTGAGATATATGGGGTAGAGCCGCCAAAGTTTGGATCTATATCTAGAAACGAATCAAATCATTATCTTGGTCAAAACTCTGGTCCGTTGTCCGAAGCGCTTCAAAAGCAACACGCCGAAGATTATGGTATCAGTGATTCTGGATTTGCCCTTCGCCATAGAAACGACTTTAACATCACCAAAGATGGTATACCCCTTCCAATAACAAGAAATGTAGAAAAAGACGATTTCGATGGTGGGTATTATCCATACAATTTTAGTTCAGGGTCAGTCCCTCAAATAAAACCACTTCAACGCGGTGGCGAACTAGAGAAGTTTGTTCGAAAGGACGGTACTGTGGATCTTAAAGAGGTGTCTAGGTATGTTGAAAATTCAAAATCTATTTCACCAGCAGACAGATTTATACTGAGTCTAGGTTTATCTAGGATTGGTTCAGACAAACCAGTAATGTATGATCAATTCAAACAGTTTACCTCAATGTTCATTCCAAGATCATTGGTGCGCACGTCTGATAAAAATGCTAATTATGGGGCTGGGAGAATATTTAATCCTGAGCCCTCTGAAGAAGTTTTATCAAAGGCTGTTGTTATTTCTGAAGGTGATTTGCCGACGAAGATTGAAACAGAAGCTGGTGCTAAGCTATCTAATTATTTGCTAAACGGCTATGGAGGAAGGCATTACGACCCAGTCCAGCTTAATGGAGATATTGTCGGACCTTTAGGTAATCACTCTCACTACAGGGTGGTTCAATTCCCAGAAAGAGAGCCTGAGATTAGTTATTTTATAGAGATACAATCAGATGGACTGAACCCCCAAGGGGATAGCCGATATAACAAAGCCCTGTTTGACGCTAAAAAAGAAAACCTGTCGATGAATGCACGAATCGATCCCGTGAACATTGGGGATTGGGAAAGAAGTACTGCTGGATTATGGACAACCGATGGTCGAACCCCAATAGGAAAAATCAGAAGTGTTTCAAGTAATTTTGATTTTTCTAGTATAATTGAGAATAATCCTGAAAAGTTTCCAGGCGTAAACATGGATGCTGTTTTGAGAACACCCAATAGGGAGTTTGGAGGTAGCAGTACTGAAATCAAAAAAGCGATTAATTCGTTAGGACCAGAAGAATTTAATGAAATATTTAAAAAAAATGTAGAGCCTACAATTAAAATAAATCTTAATAAGAAATTTTCTGCTAGCTCAGATCCAGGTCTCGGCAATAAATCTTCGATGGAATTCCTTATAGAGGAAAATCAAAAACTTGTTGAAGATATAAAGGCATTTATTGACCCTGCTGGTCAGAATATTAAAAGCATTGTAGAAAAAGCGGGTTTAGAGGGCGCGGTGGAAAGTTACTATGATGCCGCTAATACCTTGAGGAAGCTTCATAAAAGAGCGTCTAATGCGTTTGGGCTTGAATATGAATCCATTCAAGAAGCCTTTACATATGTACAACAGAAGTATCAGGAGTTTGGTGATTTTAAAAGTAAAATAGACAACTTTAACTTCAGACATAATCGTATCTTTTATGAAAACCAGTATCTGGACAACGCCTTAGTCCCCAGCGATGCCAACCGCAGGATTACTGATATACATAATGAAATCTATGAAATAGAAAATATTTTAAATGAGCATTTCTACAAACTCCAAGGAACTCGATTTTCTATCAATCGTATTAGGAAAGCATATGATGTTCATTCTGAAGATGTATTTCCCATTAACCCCAAAACTGCAGAAGAAATAATTGACCGATCAATTGAGGCAGCAACGCTCCCGTCCGAATGGTTGACTAGGCTTGAGGGTAGGAGAGAAAGAGGGATGGCGGGGGGCCAAGTTTCTTCAATCGATTTTATTCAGATGGAGAAGAAATTGACGAGTGCAAGAATGTATGCTAAGGATTTGAGTCAAGGAAATCTTGTTGAAAACACTCTTCCCTTTAGTGAAGTTGTTGGTAATTTAACAGATCTTGCTCCTTTAGAAAAGAGATATAATAATCTGTTAAAAGAGTATGAGGTTGAGGTTAAAAAATTTGCAGATAAGTACCTACCCGCAAAAGACAGTGAATATAAAAATCCAGTGTCTCAAGTGATGAAGAAGAGACCAGAGAAAAGAATTATCAATGAGGCGCTTCACGGGGAGTACAACAATCTTTTCAATAGGTTCCCAACTGAAGAAACATCGAGAAAAATTCAAGGTCATGGGCCAAGCGATTTTAATGACGTCCATAAAAAGTACAAAAACCTACAAAAAACCCTTAAGTCTATGGGGTATGAAGCTAAAATGGTTACCGATAAAAACGGCAATACCTGGTGGGAGGTAAAAGGAACTGCTGGTATGCTACACGGAACCGCTGAGTACGATGCTTACTGGAAGGGAGGTAGGATTGGACTTAACAAGAAGAGGCGAAAGGGTAAGTTCGGCGCAAAACCCGTCAAGATTAATTAAGTTATATTTGCACTATGGCTGTACTAAAAGTAACGATATCAGAAGAGCTTGTAATTAACGGGAATGACCTGGGTACTAATAACGTATTCACGGATAGCGGTATCACGTTTGCTGACCGTAGAGTTATGTCGCTGACTACCGCATCGAGAAGCATAATTCTTTTTAACTCTCAGAATGAGGCTGGTGCGTATCAGGATGATGTCGTCGAGTACTTGAGAATCACAAATCTTGACGATACCATCGGTATTATTTTAGATATTAGAGGCAGCGGCGAGCAGTATTTTGTTGACCTTGAGCCTGAGTGCAGTTTTCTACTCTCCAACAATACGATGGATGCAAACAACGAAACTACTGCCCAAGTTTTTTCTACAGCAAACATTGACTCAATCCACGCCAATTCAAAGAGTGGAACACCAATCATTGAATACTTTATAGCAGGATAAACATGAACTCAATTAGAAATTACGGCAGCGGGGGTAGGTACCCCAATAAGCACCAAAGTGAAACCGCAGCAGTTAAAAGAGCTATGCTTGAAATGGGCTTTAACCCTGGTAACGAGCTGAGATTGCCACCAGAGGAAATCCTTAATGAAAAGGGAATGACCCAAGACGATTTTATGGATGCTGTATATGAAAGAGCTGGTGATCTTTACACCCCTCCTATGGAAACCATTGGTGCAGGTCGTATTGACTCTGGTCACGGAGAGCCAGGTCTTATGTACGATAATGGTGGAAGGCTTCGCGACAGAATGCGCCAGAGAAGAGAAAAAAGACAGATGCGTAGGTATCTGGAGGACAATATGCGCCGCAGAGACCCTGGGGGGGAACGCGCAGGAGCTGACGTGTTGCTCGAATCTTTAGGTGAGTACGGTCCAGACTCTATTAGTGATATGCAAGAAGGCAGAAGGCAGAACAGAAGAGATTATGCCAGAGCTGGTAAAACCATGGCCACCATTGGGGGGTTGGGTGCTGCTGTATCTGCGGCTTACGGAAGGATAAAAAGAGACAGGGTTAACACCCCGCAATCTGGAGAAAAAATTAACCTCAGGGACATACTTAAGGAATTGTTCTATAACGAACAGTAATGAGGCCAATAAGCGGAAAACCAAGACCTAGAAGGAGATTTCTTTCTAAAGAGGAGAAGGATGCAATTAAGGATACGGAGTATAACACTATGTACGACAGAATTCTTGATTTTGCTGATAAGTTTGAGAGAAATCGAGTCAGAAGGGAGAGCATTGAAGCATCCAAGCTTAGAGAGTTGGCCACTAAGGGTGATTTGACGGTTATGGAGCAAGCTAAAAAAGGGGAATACCAGTGCAAAGATGGCATGTGCATGGCACTTGGGGATCAGATGTCTGATGGAGCCGTGGATAGTAATATATATGCTGCTGAGAATCCTGACGAGGCCTATAGGGAAAATATGGAGGAGGCTGGGCTCACCAAGGGGATTGACAGAAAACTTAGAATGCTCGCACAAGGAATGCTCGATAGACGTCAACAGAGGTACGAAAAACTTCAAGACAGAAGACGCGACCTCAACGCTAGGGAGTACGCTGGTGACCCAAGAAAAGGCAATGTTCTCAAGAACCCATTTTACGACAACATTAACGCCATGAGAGCTAGAAATATAGAAAGAAGAACAAGGGTTCTTGACGAGAAGTTTCCGCTAGAAAAGGCAAATCCAACAGTAAGAGCAAGTTTCTAATGAAGACTATAAGCAATCCCAAAAAAGCCGCTAGGCAAAGAAAAAGACGACAAAGACGACAAAGAAGAGTTAATCGTCGAGATAGACAGTTACAACCGTCTACTCCAGCTCAAAAAGTCCTTGGTCCTATAGCTGGCTTTGGTAGCGTCATTGGTGCGCTGAAGCTTATAGATAAGTTCACTGAAGAGGACTAATTCTATTGGGCAGCAAGGGCTACTTTAATCCACGAAAGAAGAGGTTCTCCCCTCTTTCTAAATTCAATATAAATGCAGCTAAGCAAAAACCTTTCGTTAAAAGAGGCGATCAAGTCAAACACAGCGACTCGTCTAGGAATTGACAACAAGCCTGATCAGTGGGAGATAAACAACCTCCGTGCTGTAGCAGAAAAAGTATTTCAACCAGTCAGAGATCATTTTGGTGTCCCCATTGGAGTAAGCTCTGGATATCGATCAAAAACACTGAACAAGGCCATTGGTGGGAGTAAGTACTCTCAACATATGATTGGAGAGGCTTTGGATATCGATTCAGATATCTATGGGAAGGTAACTAACGCAGAGATCTTCAACTACATCAAAGACAACCTTGAGTGGGACCAGATGATCTGGGAGTTCGGCGATGATGAAGAACCTAACTGGGTTCACGTTTCCTACAAAGAAAATGGGGTGAACAGAAGGGAGTTAAGAAGGGCTTTTAAGGACGAGAGAGAAAAAACTATTTACACGATATGGCAAAGCAAGTAAGCAATTTTGCTCCATCTCAAAGTGCGGTTAAACGTCCTGGAGTTCACTCAAAGTGTAAAACCTCTAATCTCAAGAAGAGTAAAAACTACAAGAAAACGTATCGAGGTCAGGGTAGATAACATTTCGTATATTCGCGCTCTTAAAAATTTTTAATATGCGCGAAAAAGAAGAAGACTTAAACGTAGATTTCCTGGATCAGGAGAAGCTCAAAGAGCAAGAGGACAAAATTAAAACTGGCAAAATCGTTTGCAACGTACATGCTCCTGAGGGATGCGAAAACTGTAGTGGCTAAGAGTAATTCTCCAGATAATCATAAAAGGCTTGGACTAAAATCCTGGCCTTTTTTGTTAGTGAGTATCTGACCCTGTAGTTGTATTTTGTTTCATCCCTAAACAAGTGATCCTCTAAGCTCTGAGATGGGGTGAGTTTGTCGTAAACTTTGTATATGTATTTCTCCTTCATTAAAGGGTAGACGATATGATCTCCCATTCGTTTCTTATCCATCTTGTAGTTTTCTGCGGCATACTTAATGGTAAAAAAGTCCAAATCGTAGGACCATAGCATAAAGTTTAGCTCCTTTGGGAATACATCTTTCTTTTTACAAAACTCTTGGAAGCTGTTCCTAAGGTCTTTAAGGTAGTTTTTTTTTGTGTACCTTTGATCAACGACAGAGAACTCTCTGAACATTTTTTTTTTTGAACTATAACTCATATTAAAATGGATTACGAAGAAAACAAAGGTACGTTTTTATTAGAGGTTCAGAAGCTTCACTTTAAACTTGATTCATTAATTAAGGAATACGGTATGGAGGATATTGTTGTAAGCGTTATGATGACGGGTATTGTTGATGTCGATGACGACGATGATCCAGTTATGAAGGCTATATATAGTTACTCATTGGAAAGTAAAGAGTCATTGCAGGAAGTGGTGGACTTTATACTACAATCATATAGCGAGGAAAAGTTAAGTAACTCTAATGGCTTTGACCTTGACGATATGTTGGGGGATGCTGGAATAAGCTTAAACTGATGCGCGTTAAATCAAAGGATAAGGGACTTGGCGATACGGTTGCTAGGTTCACTAAGTCTACAGGAATTCAAAAACTTGTCAAGTCCATGAGCGAAGACTGTGGATGCGATGCCAGGCAAGAAAAATTAAATAAATTAATACCGTATGGAAGGGGTAATCAGAAAAATAGTAATAGGTGAGTCCCCTAAGGACGGAATGGCTTATTACATAGGTATGAGGGCTGGTGAATCTAAAGTCTCAGCTATCGTCTTCGACGAGTCTCACCTAGTAAGGTACAATTTTGAGAGGTATTTGGTTTACATCCAACATGAGGATGGTAGTCAGGTCTTATGGAAATCCGTGTGCAATATGCCTTGTTTAATTGAATTTGATTGTAATTTTTAATGAAGACTTTTAATTTGTTTATCGTTGAGCTTAAGGAAACGATAAAGGACACTATGACCACGGACAGCGGTTTAGAGCTGTTTATAGATAATAGATTTAATGAGTTTGAGAACAGAGTCACTGAGGGACCAGTCGTTGCGGTCCCGTTTAAATACGATACTGGGGTCAAAGTGGGTGACACCTTGTATTTCCATCATCTTGTTGTTGTTAACGATGGTCAGCCTCTTACTGGTGATGATGACAACTACCTTGTTCGTTACGATCCTCTTCATGCAATTAACAATCAGGCAATTGCTTATAAGTGTAAGGAGAGTGGTGAGGTACATCCGCTGGCGGGCTGGAGTATTCTCCATGGACTGGAGCGTGACGAAAAGGAAGAGCAAGGTCTTATCGAAATTGTACGGTTGGAGGATAAAGCTGTCACGAAAGGCGTGGTCGCATATGAAGGACCTGAATTGGAGGCAATCGGACTAAAGGTTGGTGATGTAGTTGGGTTCAAAGAGAATCGAGATTACCGATTATATATAGACGGGGAAGAGTGCTATAGGGTGAGAACTGAAGATCTTATGTATGCCGAAGAGTAAATTCACTACAATTAATGCTTCCGTAAGACTCATGGTGAGTATGGAGGTTGCTATCAACAACATGATTGAGGAGGTTAAGAAGCCTGTTGATCCTGAGGCTGGTGGCAGCGCCCGTAAGGCTGAACTTCAATCCATAAAGCAAACAGCTATTGACTGTAAGGAGCTACTGATTGAAAGACAGAAGCTGGAGCAGATGGTTAAAGAACTTAGAGAAAATGGGGAAATCGAACAAGAAAAAGACTACTCAGGAGGATTTGCTGAACGATTCTCAAAGTAGTACAGGATTTTATAAATTTGAAGATTGTATAGACTATGATGTCAATTACTATTTAAAGGGAAGAAATCGTGGGAAAAAGAAACTACAAAAAAGAGTACGAGAACTACGGGAAGAGTAAGGCGGCTAAGCTTTATAGGGCCATACTAAATCGTATCAACAACAGGAAGAAAAAGAACGGGGAGTCGAGCGTTGGCGATGGTATGGACGAGTCACATACAGGAGAGGACAAAAAAACAACCGTTAAGAAACCTCAGTCTCAGAACAGGGCTAACAATAGGCCAAGTACTAGGCATAGTCGATAAGACTTGATCTTTAATCCACTGGATTTTTCCCATGCCCTACAGTAAAGAAGATCAGGCTTTGGCTTCGGCAAAACATTACGAAAAAAACAAAGACCTTATTAAAGAAAGGACTAAGGTTAGGAATAAGGCCCAAAGGAAAAGGAATAAGGATTTCGTTGATAGAATAAAAAGAATGTACGATTGCATTGACTGTGGGGAATCCAACCCAGTAGTTCTTGAATTTGATCATGTTTCTGGCGAAAAGCGAGGTAATATTTCTGACATGTCCAGGCAGTCATACTCAATAGAAACCATTAAAGATGAAATTAGGAAATGTGAACTTCGGTGTGCAAATTGCCATCGCTTAAAAACACATGAACGATACCATGCACCTGTAGCATAATTGGATAATGCAACAGCCTTCTAAGCTGTCGATTAAGGGTTCGAATCCCTTCAGGTGTACAATTAAATACAATGTCAGTTTTAATAGATGTAGATGGATATAAGGATAAGGGGATTAAGATCGATCCTAATGGTACAGAGGGAAGTATCATTGAATCGAGTGGGATACTTATTTCGTTGCCAAAGCAACCACCCAGATCGGAAATTCTCTTCCATGACCTACCAGAAAGCTTGCAGATGTGGAAACGCATTCCTATGCCTGATGAATTGCAAAGGATTCGAAGTATGGATGAGTGGTTCGAAAAACCTGCCGAGTTTCGAAAAAGGTTTAACCCTTACATCGAGCAGGAATTTCAGCGTCGCCGTGACGGTGTTTGGTTTTACAATAATGGGGAACCTACGTACATTACAGGGCGGCACTATATGTTTTTACAATGGTCTAAAATTGATATCGGATATCCATCATACCTTGCTTTCCAAAAAGACATCTTTACTCACATGGCTGCTTGTGAAGCTGATTCTCGTTGCCTCGGTCAGCTTTATACTAAGTGTCGTCGTTCTGGCTACACTAATATTTGTTCCGCTGTACTTGTTGATGAAGCTACGCAAGTTAAAGACAAGCTTCTTGGCATTCAGTCTAAGACTGGTAAAGATGCTCAGGAAAACATTTTTATGAAAAAAGTAGTTGCGATATTTCGCGGCTACCCATTCTTTTTTAAACCCATTCAGGACGGTACCACCAACCCACGCATGGAGTTAGCTTTTCGTGAGCCCTCAAAGCGCATTACAAAGAGCAACAAGACATCCTACAAGGGTGATGCTCTTAACACAGTCATCAATTGGAAGAACACCACCAACAATGCGTACGACGGTGAAAAGCTTCATATTATGTATCTTGACGAGGCTGGTAAGTGGGAGAAACCAAGCGATATAAGGGATGCCTGGAGAGTACAAAGGACTTGTCTTATTGTTGGTAGGAAGGTAGTTGGCAAGGCTCTGGTGGGGAGCACGGTAAACCCTATGGATAAAGGAGGTAGGCAGTATAAAGATTTATGGGGTGATTCTGATCCTAAGCATAGGAATGCAAACGGAAGGACGAGATCTGGTCTGTATAGAATTTTTATTCCAGCATTCGACGCACTAGAGGGTTTCTTCGATAAGTACGGTAATTGCGTTGCCGAAGATCCTGCTAAAACAATAGAAGGGATAGATGACGATTACATTTACATGGGGAGTAGGACGTATCTTAAGAATGAACGGTCTAGTTTCAAGCATGACGCTAGCGAACTTAATGAGATAACCAGGCAGTTCCCATTTACCGAGGATGAGGCGTTTAGGGACAGCATCGAGGGCAGTCTGTTTAACATCGGTAAGATATATGAGCAGGTAGAGTACAACGAAGAGCTATATCCCAATCCTGTTGTAAAAGGGAACTTTATGTGGAAGGACGGAGTAAAGGACACGGAGGTAGTGTTTCGCCCTGACGTCCGTGATGGTAGGTTTAGAGTTGCGTGGATGCCGCCAGAAGATCTTAGAAACAAAAAGCTCATTGAGCGAGGGAAAATGATAGCCCCTAACCCACAGATTGGCGTTGGCGGCGTTGACTCGTATGATTTAGATGCTACGGTTGATGGGGGAGGGTCGAAAGGTGCTTTACACTTATACAATAAGTTTCATATGGAGCACCCATCTAATATGTTTGTTTTGGAGTATGCATCTCGGCCCCCTCTAGCCAAAATATTCTATGAAGATGTACTTATGGCCGCATACTTTTACGGATACCCCATACTCATAGAAAACAACAAGTATGGTATTGCAAGGCACTTTGAGGCAAGGGGTTATGATGGGTATCTAATGGACCGACCAGAGCACCTTAAGTCTTCTGGTTCTGCCTCCGTAAAAACAAAGGGTATTCCGTCCAACTCACAGGATGTGATCCAGGCCCATGCTCATGCGATTGAGGCTTTTATACACGATTACGTTGGGGTAAATGGCGAGACTGGCTATATGGGTAAAATGTACCTCAACAGAACCCTGGAAGACTGGATAGGGTTTAAAATAAACGATCGAACTAAGTTTGACCTTACTATTAGCTCAGGGTTAGCCCTTTTAGCCGCTCAAAAAGTTAAAAAAGAAAAACCTAAATCTAGCTTCGATGAAAAGCGGTTTTTTCGTAAATATACCATGAGAGGATGATTGATTATATTTGCAGGATATAAGACATCCACTGATGTATCAAGCTAAGAATAAAACAAACTTTCCAGACCCCCTATCTTCTCAAAGCGAGAAGGAGGATAACAAGTATGGCTTGCAGTATGCCAAGGCCATAGAGTCTCAATGGGGTAAGATGTCTGAAAAAACATCTCTTTTTGGAACGAGAAACGAAGTGTTTGAGAGAAATAGAGATTACGCAAACGGAACTCAGGATACGAGCATCTATAAACAGCTTCTAACAGCTCTTAACCCACAGGATGGTGACGGAAGTCTCTTGAATTTAGACTTTACTCCTGTTCCAATTCTCCCTAAGTTTGTGAGGGTGGTTGTAAATAAGATCTTATCTAGAGATCCATACCCAAATCTTGAGGCTATAGATCCACTATCATCGTCAGAAAAAAACAAACAAAAGCAGCGAGTAAGAAACCAAGTTGCAATTAAGAAAGAACTTGAGCAGTTGAAATCGGTTACTGGGGGGATGGTTCTAGATATGGATCCAGATCAACTGCCAGACACGTTGGAAGAGGCTGAAATATTTCTCGATACAAACATCAAAACTGACGCTGAAATAGCAGCACAGATAGGCACCAATATGACACTGTCTTGGAATAATTTCTCTGACAGTATTTTTAGGCGATGCGTGAACGACATCGCTGCTATTGGTATGGCGGTTGTAAAGAGAGAAAACGACCCCAACTACGGAATTAAGTTAGACTATGTGGATCCAGCAAACTTCATTTATAGCCACACGGAAGACCCCAGTTTTGAGGACATGACTTACGCTGGTGACGTAAAGAGAATAACGATAGAAGAATTAAAGCGAATGGCTGGTGGTCAGATTACAGATGATCAGTTAAAGGAGGTTAAGAAAAAGGCCACTAAAAAAACCTCAGGACAGGCATTAAATTCTCTTTACGATCCTATTGGCAATCAGAAGGATTATGACGAGTACATGATTGAGATTATGAACTTTGAGTTCTTATCTCTGGAGAAAATGTATTTCGAAGAGAAAGAGAATAAATATGGAAATACTGGTTTCTTCTATGAGGGGAATGAGTATAAAGAAAAAAAGAACTCTGTATTTGAGCGCACCCCACACGAGATGGATGTTATGTGTGTTTATAGTGGGGTCTATATCGTGGGGACGGATATCATCTTCAACTACGGCAAGAGGTCAAATATCCCTAAGAATATACACGATATCTCTCGTGCTAAGCTTTCATATTCTGTAGTTGCTACAAACCTGAGAAAATCAAAACCAAAATCTATGGTGGATGGGTGTATTGGTTTTGCGGACATGTTGCAAATAACTCACCTTAAAATTCAGCAATCCATTGCTAAGGCTAAACCTGATGGATTGATTATTGATATCGAAGGACTGGAGAGTGTACAGCTTGGAAGTGGAGGTGAGCTACAGCCCTTAGAGATCCACGACATATACGAAAAGACTGGTGTTTTCTACTACAGAAGTAAAAACCCAGAAGGGGGATTCCAAAACCCACCCGTAAGAGAGATAGGTAATCAAATCAGGAATATCAACGAACTAGTAACCCTATACAACCATTACTTAAGGTTGATTAGAGACACTACTGGTATCAATGAAATGATGGATGCCTCTACTCCAAAAGGTGATACCTTGGTCGGTGTTCAGCAGAATGCAATTGCTGCTGGTAACAACGCAACGTACGACATTACAAACGCATCGATGATTCTGTTTAAGAAAGTTTGTCAGGATGTCGTTAAGTGTTTGCAGATTCTACCAGAGGACTCTGTTATTATGCAGGTTTACAAGAATGCAGTTGGTGAGGAAAATATGTCTGTGTTGTCATCTTTCAGTAGCCTTCCAATGTACAACTTTGGGGTACAGGTGGTGAAAGACATGGAGGATAAGGATAAAATGTATCTAGAGCAAAACATTCAAGTTGCCTTAGCTCAAAAGGAAATTGACTTAGAAGATGCACTAGCTATAAGAAATATTAAGGATGTAAATCAAGCTGAGCGACTACTTGTAGTTAGAAGAAAAAAAAGGATTCAGCAGCAGCAATCGATAGCGATGCAGAATTCACAAATGCAGGCTCAACAAGCTCAGGCTGCTTCACAGGCTGCTTCACAGGCTAAAATGCAGCAGGCTCAGCTAGAGGCTCAGCTAGAGGCTCAAAAAATTCAGATTAAGGCGCAGGCAGAAATACAAGTAGGTGCTGCCTTGCACGAACTTAGGAAGGAGATCGAAATGATTAGGGCTCAAGCAACTCTTGGATTCAAAGAAGATGATAAGAACTTTAAGGAAAAGATTGAAGTCCTTAAGGAAAACAGAAAAGACAACAGAGTTGAAAAGGAAGCCGTACAGCAAAGTAAATTAATATCTCAGCGTCAGGGAAAGAGAGGGGAGCTGTCAGGTGATGTAGATTCATTTGACCCCTCTATGATTAAATCAATAATGGGTTCATAATATGGCAAGTAAAGCAAATTTAGACGTAGCTGAAAAGCTAGATATTACCTGCAAAAAGGGAGATACCTTTGAGCTTTCTTTGAACTTCAAGAATAGTTCTGGAAGCGCTATTGCCCTCCTAACTGACGGGTATGAATTTTTGATGCAG